GATCAAATCGGCATAAGACCCTTTTGCACTGTCATAACCATCAAAGCCATCCGAGGCGGCAGCCCCAGCGACGATGTATTTTAAGTTAGTCACCGGGAGGCCAAAGGTGTTTTGAAACGCATGCAAGACTCCGTCATCCGTCACGACACACAGATACTGCGCCAAAGGATAATCCGAACCCGCTCCATTCCCCGACGCGCAGAAATAAAACACCCATCTTTGATCCAGCAAATAGCTAAGATGCACATTTTCCCAATAAACATCATTATAATAAATACATGAACGATATTCCTTCCCCGAATATCCCATACCGAGAAAGAAAGGTTCAAAGCCAGTGTAAAAAGTAGTCCGACAAACATTGAAAAGATTACAACGATAACTTCCTATGTAATACCCAGGCCACGTTGCACGGTAGAAAATTCCCCAGCCAGGCATATTGTTGTCTTGGCCATGGAAGCTCATTGCTGCACCCAACTCCCCAAAGGCACAGTCACAATCCCCACCACTACTTGAGGCAAATCCTTCGAGCGTTTTCCAAAAACCAAGGTAGGGATTTAAAACATCTAAATCGGGGAATACACCTCCGCCCAAGCACCCGTTCTTTGCGCTGTTGCGGGCAATATCTCCTATCCCTTCATCAAACTTGTACCACGCAAGGAGATATGCATCCAAAATTATTCTGTCAGAAATCTGAGAATATTGGATTATCACTTCATTAATCGTCTCGATCCAAGACGGTCTTCTCAAGGTGGGTTCCTCCAGCATGTGCGACTCATCTACGGTTGGCAAATCGCCGAGCGTATAGTCTCCCCTGATCAATTTAAGATGAAACTTTCCATCGTTTCCATATTGAAGAATGGAGTCGATATGGGTATTGATCGTCTCGATGTAGGTCAATGCCGCCTGTTGATTGTCGAGAAGAAGACTAACTCCTAATCCATCCAGATGCAGTTGATTGGCGACGGCGATGAAATCCGCATCGTAAAGCCATACCGTGGGAAGGCCCGCAAGCTGGCTTAAAATGTAATAAATCGCATGGGCAGGATTGTAGTCGTATACCTGGATAACGTTCTTCGTAGAGAATCCCAGTACAGGAGACTTCCGGACGACAAAGACCATGGTGGGCATTCGGTTATAAGTGTTCATGAAGCAATTATCGAAAAAAGCATAGCACAATCCCCTCAGCGGAGAGTTCAAAGTCGCATCCGACAAAAGCTCGCCTATCGTCGAATTCACCGCATGGTCATCTGTTCCAAAATAAAGGATCATACTGCCCATGCCCGGTATAGCGATGGTTTCTTGGCCACCGGAGATGGGCCGGACGACTTCTCCCTCCCAGATCACCTTGTCGTCCTTGAAAATCGTATAGATAGTGTCGATGGGGCCAAGGCAGATTCCGAGAACCCAGGAGGCGTAATATTTGTACCCTACGAGCTGCTGCTCCGAACCGCTAATGCTTCCGCTCGATATCTCCACGTATTGGGGTTTAGCCTTCTGTTTTCCATAGGTCACAAGAAATCCGGTTATCTTGACCGTTCCCAGGGCATCTGCGATCGGCATCCCCACCGTGTTAGGTGTGAACTGAAAGGGTTGAGCCGGAACGCCAACGGACCGAATGTCAGGGGCCGTAGGGCTGATGATGTTTCCCACCGTATAGCCGATAGCCGCACCGTATAGCGCACCCATGACGGCAGTAAGACCGGCATATGGCCCGAGGACGAACCCGATGGCTAAACCTAGTATTCCACCCCCCCATTGCCCCGCAGTGCTCATCTCAGAATCCTATAGGCGAACTTCATCCGATTTAAAAAATAACGATCCTTGACATTCATTCTGCACACCCCTATGTTTTCCAGGGCCTGGTAGACATACCCGTCGAAAAAGAATCCGGCGTGAGAAGCCGCCTTTCCGAAATAGCTCACGATGATGTCGCCGTTCAGCAGCTCGCCCAGGCTGATCTTTTTCAGCAGCTCACCCAAGTCGATCTTTTCAACCTTGAGTTCTCTCTTCAGGCCTTCCGACACCAATTCCCTCGTGTTGTGAAGATGCCAGTCTCTTGGATAATCGGGAATCAAGTCCTTCCGCCATTTCAAAAGCCCAAGTTCCTCCGACACCCTTAAAACGAAATGAATACAGTCCGTACCAAGGTGCTTCACACCGCAGCGGTGTCTCCAAGGAGTTGGAGGATCAAGCCATTCATCAAGAATGATCTTCAATCTTTTTTGGTTCTCCAAATCATCGAAATAATATTCTGTCATGGCAGCACGATTGCCGGGTTCTCCTTCGGTATGAAAGGGAACCCAAGAAAATGCTCGATGTTGTTCGTCAAAAACTTGTCCCTGCACGTCTCCGCTCTTCTGTCGCAGCCAGGATAAGCATCGACCGAATCGTCATCTTCCAGGTCCGTCATCATGTAAGCCATCGTAATGGTGTCTCCTGCATGAGCAATGATAGTTCTCTTTTCTGTTCCGGGAGACTTCGGAGGAAGTCGCTCGTATTCGACCGATCCGCCGATAAAGTATCCATTGGGGAATGTCGCAAAATCAGCAGCGGTAAGCTGCGTCAGGGTCGTATCTAGGGTCACTATTGTCGTGACCTTATAGGTAGGAGACTTCACCAGTTTACATCCATCGTCAAAAAGCCTATGGTTGCAGTTAATCTGATACCGAAAGACTGGGACAGGCATGTTCAAAAACTTCTCGAAGCCAACGCACTGGATCTCAGCCGCTACACCCTTGAACGAAACGCTTTTTATCTGTCCAAGGAACACCACGCTTGGTTCGAGAGGAACTTGGTCCCGGTGTAGCCTCATAATCGACACCCAGATTATCTCGATGGGGTTGATGGCGATGTATTTCAGGACTGGATTCTCCACATATCCCGCTTGGATAGCGCACTCCGTCGCCTCTAATTGGCTATTATATTTCACCATGCTTCTTTGCAGCGTGGCCGGAATATAAGGTTTTCTGTCCTCCATAGGTCCGTCTGACGGATAAGTCAACTCCGCATCTCCACTCGTATAGTACCAATGCTCTCCCCCCTCCGTCCAAATGTGGTACAGTTCAACCGGCTTGATCTTGCCCGCCGTTTCCGCATCGATATAATCCTGGGTTATGGTCATGACGGCCTTTCCCCCAGGAGAGTCCGAAACGAAAGGCTCATCCTTGCCACCTCCGGCGTCAAATATTCGACCTCGATTTCGTCTTGGTTGAAGCGACAAAAAAGAAGAAAGCATACCAAAAGCCGTTTTATGGAAGATTTCGGACAATCTCTCCCAACAACGTCGTCGAGATTTATTCGGGTATCGGAGGGAGCGGCGACGATGTCGTTCCACACATATGTATCGTCGGGCCAAATTGTGATTATCGACTTCCCCATCTCGTTTCCAAACCAATACAACGGGTAATTGATCGAGTCTATGTGGAGATGATCATCAGAGGCGAGAAAGCCCTCCGTCAGATGTATGTCCTCCTGCCAGGAAGGAAGCCAGAATCCATCCAGACGGCCCATTCTGGAATCGAAGAAATCGATGTGCTTTTGTATCTCCGATTTTTTGTAAGCGAGGTACTCATATTTTAAAGGAAACATCGTCTCGGTATAATGCGACAGCGGAGTCGTCTTTCCCAAAAAACCGAGCAAGTTATAAGGGTGATCGAATCCATCGTCGATGCCCACCCAATTCGGCTTTATGTTGAAGATGGGCACGCCCTTATATGCATCGAAGCCAGCCGCAGTCCCTATCTTTCTCGTGATTGTGCCGTCGAATTCCTCCGACGCCTCTATGTCGATTTGCCCGATTGCGGAATTGAGCATCTTCAGGGTCTGAGTCGGTGCGATTCTTGTTTGCAGGAGAGGATACACGGAAGTTCCTGTGGGCCACGTGTGGCTGAGATCATTATGCAACGTTATGCGGGTCTCCGTAAGATCGTCTATTTTCCACGTCTCCATAAGGCTTCGAGAGCCGACCATTGCCATTCCGCCAATCTCAAAGTTCCGATACAAAGTCGATCCGACATCAAGAATCTTTTGTCCGGAGGCTGCTACAACAACCAACTCTGTTTCGTCTTGCCAGAATGGAATTCCCCAAACTCCATAAAGATTCTTGTAAAGATTCCCCTTGAATAAGGAGCTCTCTTGTGCATTCAAGGTAAGCATCGAAAAAAGGAGCGACCGACGAGGCCACGTAAAAAGGGAACTCCTCTGCTCACCCCCCCGAAGATTGCCTCCGATAGTGGTTCTCCATCCCCTCTTGTATTTCACCGATTCCGCCCAATTGGGAATCATGAGGGATTCTTCTGACATTTCAAACGCTCCTTATTGAAGAATCTTTTTGACCACCATCGCCCTTGAACTTAAAACGTTTAATATCGCATTCTGACCTCCGGCGGAAGCCAGATACCGATCCAGTTCCCTCGGATCGACCACGTTGATGATACTCAAAGCGGTTCTTTGATCGATGGACGGCGAAATATTCGAGACTAAACCCCCGGAGGCAAAAGCCAAAGAAGGCTGCGATCTTGATGACAACCCGATCAGTTTCGATATGTCCAAGAGACCTTCGTTGATCATCGACATGAATCCCGGGCCATATTTCCTTACGGCAGATTCTTGTATCACGTATTCTCCAGCAGTGGCTCGGATGGGTACGACATCCTTACCAGATGGGCCGGTTACGGCTCCTCCATGCTGTAATACACTGATGATGCCGGCCTCGCCTATGAAGCTCCCCACTGTAGTCGTTGTACCTCCACCACCTCCTACTAAACCAAGAAGCGCACTCAACCAGCTTCCACCTCCGCCTCCCCCTGCCGTCCCGTATCCCAGGGATTTGAGAATCTCCATCTTGAGAATGAGCATCCCTATGTCGACAAGCATGTTCATGACGTTCTTCGCCATGTCGTCGGCAAATTTCTTGAAGGCATCCTTCGCCGACATCGTCCCGCTGGTGAGATTATCGAAGAAGGACTTGATCGGATTGGTGACTGCGTTTAGAAAATCATTCACTGCATTCTTTCCCATCTGAAACGCCGTCGGCAGTTGCTCCCCAACCTCCTTTACCCCCTTCTCCCATCCCTGGATGAATGTACCCGTTCTCTCCTGTGACTGTAAAAACAAGTCATTTACCTTTCCCTGGGATTGGGCGATCTGAGTTAGAAAGTCGCTATATTTCTTTGGGTCGGTAATTTGGTCCACCAGGACGAGCCTCTCTTTTAGCTTAGCCTGGAGGTCTACCTCAAGACTGATCTGCTCGTTTATGGCCTCAACAGGCCCCATGGTCAACTCCTTGCGGGCCATGTCGATCATTATCTTTCTTCTGTCCTGCAATCCGTTGAAAATATCCAAATTAAGATCAGCCAGCTTTTGGATGTCGTTGTATCGATCCCTCTCTATCCCCAGAAGATCCTTTTCAAGCTTGGCGGTTTTCTCCACAATCTGGGCGTAGAGGTCGCCCTCCTTGGCTATGTCACCCCTGGCGTCAAGCTCCTGCTGAAGGTTCTGGATTTCCGTCGTCCCGATAGCAACAACAATATCCCTTCTCTTGGCGTAATAAAGCTCTACCGTTATCCGGTTGCGCTCGAAAAGGTCCTGCAACCTATCGAGATAGGACTGCTGGATCGATATCTCCTCTTTCGTTGAAGCCGCCGCAAGTGCAAGAGTGCGTTCCTTCTCTTTTGTGACCCGATCCAGATTGATCTTGTCGACCTCTGCATTATATTTCCCCTCGGCCACCAATTCCGCCTGCCTGATCTTCTCTTTGATGGCCGGTATCTCCCTTATCTTCTTGTCTGAGATCGCTGCCGCTACCTCGGCATTCTCCTGGGCCTTTAAGGATGCCAGGGTGTTTTTAAGCTCCATTTCGGCCTTGTCACGTTGGAACTTCTGGTCGATCTCAAAGGTATCTTTGGCGGCCAACATGGCTTCCTTTAGTGCTTGACTATGCTGGGCTTCGAGCCCGAGCATTTGGATCTGACCGGTGGCATCAACCCTGGCCTTTTCGGCATCGAGGCGGAGCTTCGTCAGAGCCTTTTGGAGCTTGTCCTGATCGCTAATCTGCCTATCAATCCCTGCCTTTCCTTCCTCGATAGCAAAGACAGCTTTGGTAGGGGTAGCACCTGTAGATGCCACTTTAGCCACAATCGGCGGAGCTTTTGATACCAAACCAAAGAATCCCCCGATTGTCGTAGTTATGCCCTTCATTGTGGACCAAGTGGATTCCAATATCATCTGCCATGAAACAACCAGTCCCACCGCCTTTTCCATCCCACTCAGAAATAGGGATAAGGCGTCTACAACAAATATCCCAATTGATTCTTTCCCCTCTTTATATGTCGAAGCCAATTTTTGCATTTTTTCGTAATTATTGGGGATGGTGACATCGCCGAGAAATTGCATCCTGGTCTGAGTTTGTCTTAGAATCTCCTGGACCACCGCCGATTGTTTGCCGAATTCAGTAATCATATCCACATCTATTTTCATCTTATCGGCATATCGCTCGAAGACCTTCTCCATCTCCATCGGGAAAGCCTGTTTTAGCAGACCTCTTGCCGCGAAGGTCAGGACGGCCCTTGTGATAAGCTCCATCGCTTCCTCAACGCCAATCCCCATGAGCCTCGCCCCGACCCTTGCCGACTCGAATAATCTGACGATATCGCCCGCAGGTATACCGGCGACAAGAAGTTTGTTGGCCACGAGCATAATATCCGTGCTGTCCTCATATACACCGGAGATCTGCTTGATGTCGGCAATCAGCTTTTTCCCATCGACCCCGATTGATTTAGTGACATGTCCAAACGATTCTGCAATCGCCTCTGCTTTTGCACCAAGTTCCGCCCATTGAAATGCCTTCGATATCCCCGCATAAGCGGCATAGGCCGCTGCAGTGAGGGCGACCCACTCGGTCTTTAACATTCCGAGCGTCCCCTTCATCGATTCGACGTGGGTCTTGGTCTGGTCGGCGGTCTCCTTGGTGGCCTTCTGCACATCCGCAAGCTGCTTCTTGACCTCTCCAACTTCTCCTATGATCCTGATTATTAGCCTGGCTATTTCTTGATCAGCCATGTCACTTCCTCTTCTTCTTAGACCATTCCTTGAGCATCTTCATCTGCTCCTTCGACGAAGGTTCCACACCCGTTCCAGGTTCCCTTATCAAATAATCCACGTATTCCTTCCACATTCTTTTGTCTGCTCCAAAGGCCCTGTTCACGGCGACGGCAAGATCGAGCAATTCCCTCTTTCTCCGCCTCTCTGCGACCCTGACGAAAAGCTCAACCTGATCCATTGTGAGCCGGTCAAGTATGTCATCGGGTTCCCCGTATCCCCTGAAAACAAGCAGATCGACGGCCTCGCTTAGCGGGTCTCTTATGCCGCCAGGCTTCTCATCTCCCGTGCGAGGCCAGACAAGTTTTTTATTCGGCCCATATTTTGAAGGATGATGAGCAAGGCCACCTTCAGCGTCTTGTCAAACTCCCAATCCAAGACAGTGTCCAACTCGTCTCCTGTCGTCCTTACCACAAGCTCGGGGATGATGGGAAAAACGAGTCCGAGAAGATCAAGAATCTCATCTATTTTTTCGTCCGGCTTATCGAAAAGCTCTTTGAGGTAATCCTTCTTGATTCCCTTCTCCTTGAACTGGGTCTTCAATTCCCTGAACCAGGGTAGCAAGGCCGTGAACTGTCGGTACGTCCACGGCTTCAGTTTTACCCCTGAGACGGCAATCTCAGGGAACAGGACTTCCATCTCGTCCTTTTTGGATTCCTCTTCACCCATGCCACAACCTCCTATCTGTTATGACTCACCAAGCAGGGTATAGTCGAAGTACGGGGATTCAGGGTGATTTGCCGCATCGTTCAGACAGGTGAACTCGAATGCCATCGTACCCAGAGCGGTGTCGTCGATCAACCCCACGTCGCCAGTCGGTCTGAGTCTCACCTTCCACGCCTGGAAGTGGTACTTCGGCCCCTGATCATTGGTCGGCCAGAGTTCAAGTTGTCCTTCAACCACCGCGGCCGTCATCCCATGAATTGAATAGCTTCCGACTTCGCCGAAAAGTGCGATGCGAAGATTCTCCCTGTCGAACTCCTCAAGGGTAAACTTCCCGATGATCTTTTGGGAGACGGGGATGATGTCATCAAGCCTTTTTATGTTCTCCCGCGCCGTGTAGTGCTCGATCACCTCCTCGGTCGGGGTCAGGGCCATTGAGGGAACATTACCCAAATCCCTCAGTCCTGTCGGCAGTCCGTCGGCATCGAACCTGTCGAAGCTGACGATCCCCTTCCCGAGCCTCAGTAAACCCAAGTCGTGTGATTTTAGTTCTACCATTTTCTTGACCTCCTTTTTGATTTGGCCTACTTTGCCCAAAAGAAAAACCCGTCCCTCGCTCGTGCACGAGAAAACGGGCTTTTCAATAACTTTGGGCTTATCCCCAGTGACGTGGCCAACGTATGGGGATTTTTATTTAACTGCTAAATGATTCTTCTATATCCCCCTTCCCTTTCTAATAACTATATGGATTCCCGTAATTGTGCGCTATCATCACCGCATATGTGGAGACCGCCATCCCCGCTCTGAACTCGTCGTCGTAATAGAGGATGTCGTCCCCCGTGCACTCAATCTTGACACATGGCTTGGTTCCCATAAGCGCCAAAAGCTTTATCTCTATATCCGCCTGCAAAGCCTCACCCACCACGTCAACACTATCCATGCCCGTCCTCTCTATCGATGTCTCCACCTGAAGATCGAACTCAACAAATTGTACCCTATTGTCCCTCCTTTTCCGGGATGCGAAATAGGCGAACCTTATGAACGGTGCCTTGAAGTTATCTCTATCCGTGGGTACGGTCGGTCTCCGCTGCACGTCATGACTCGATTCAATCACGGTCTTCAGAGCCGTCTCTACCATGTCCATGAATGCAGTCTTTGCGGGTTTTGCCATCAATTACCCTCCTAAAATGTTCACGCCAATCCCCTGCAAGTCACCCATGACCTTGAGGCTAAAAGCGGCAACTATCTCCTCGGGATGGACTCTGGCTGGGATGGACACGCTTTTTTTCAATAGGAAAAGCG